TATTTGTTGTGCAAAGAAATATTTTATTATCATTTGCAGTACCTTGATTAACTACAATCATTTGTCCTGATAGCTCATCAATAGTATTAAATTGTGTATCTCTACTTGCAGTACCACTAGATACTACAGTATATAAACCATTTTCAGTATCATCTGTTTGATCTTTAACTAAAACTCTATCTCCAGTAACTAATGTTACACCATCTAAAGTATCACCATTTTCAAGATCAGCAGTTAAATCTATATTAACTGTAGTAGCAGCTTCTGCAATAATTCTAGTTCTTAGTCCTGCAACTGCATCATTAACATATGATGTTGCTGCTTTAGTATCTATTTGTGTTTGGATTGCTGAAGATACTCCATTAAGATAACCAAACTCTGTATTAGAAATAGATCCATCATGAATTTTAGTAGCATCAATTGCTGCACTAGAATTAATATCTGCATTAACAATTGAATCATCTACAATTTTAGATGAGTTTACTGAGTTACTTGCAAGTTTAGCAAGAGTAATATTAGCATCTGCTATATGAGCAGTATCAATTGAGCCATCAGTATAATGTTCTGAGTCAATAGCATCATCAGCAATTTTGGCCCCATTAATTGAATCTGCTGCTAAATGAGCATTGTCTATACTTCCATCAACATATTGATCTGAGTCTATAGAGTTAGCTGCCATCTTAGCAACTGTAATTTGTGAATCTGCAATGTGTGCTGTGTCTATTGAACCATCAACGTAATGTTCTGAATCTATACTGTCATCTGCAATTTTACTTCCATTTACAGAGTCTGCAGATAAATGTGCAAGATCAATTGACCCATCAACATATTGATCGCTATCAATACTGTTTACAGACATATGAGCTAAGTCAATACTTCCATCTACGTATGAATCTGAATCTATTGAATTGGCTGCCATTTTTGCAGCTGTAACTGAACCATCTGCTATATTAGCTGTTCCAATAATACCAGTAGGTATTGAGTTATTTGTTTTAGCTAATACACCAATGTGTACACTTGTAATAGCTTCACTAGATAAAGATCCTGAATCCCAAGTTACATTAACTGTAGTGTTTGTTGAAAAAGATGTACTAGATATAGTACCATATATTGTGCCTGGCGTTGATGCTACAACTTTAACTCTACGTCCAGCATGATAAATAGCTGTTACATCTGCTCCATCAATAGTAAATGATGTACTTGATGCGTAAGTAGCTGTGTAAGTACCTGCACCATCACCATACTCAATCCATTCAGCACTATTGTAATGCTGTCTAATATCTGCCATAACACTTCTAAAAGCATTATTGATATTTGACGGTAGCATTCCTTCAGCAACTGAAACTGAATTAGTTCCTGTAGCTATATTGTTTGCTGATGTTGTATCGTATTTACCTAAAAATGTTCCTGCCATAATTTATCCCTACTCCATAAACCAAACGAAAGCTTTATCGCTTTCACTATTATTTTTATTTACTAATGTATTAATTGCTTCTTCAATTTGTCTTTGAAAAAATTCTTGTGTCTCCATAGAATATCTAACATTATCTATGTCTGTTGAATCACTCACTATCTATATCCTGCTTTTGATGCAACAAGATCTATTCCTTGTGCATGTTTAAATGATTTACCTGAAGCTATTTTTACATTAGCTCTTATGTATCTACCTGATTGTCTAACAGGATTGATACCACTATCTACCATAGAAGATGAACTAGACTCTGTTTCTGTGTCTGCTAATCTTTCTCTAGTTTTTACAGTAACTGTTGCTTCTGCATCTACTATTGGTCTAACTCCTTGAATGTTTGTTCTAGCTCCTGGAAAACCTTCTATCTCAGCTGTTTCTATTTCACATTCATTTGAGTTTCCTGAAAAGATTGCAGCTTTAAAATCTCCATCTATTGCACCTAAAAACATTTGTCCACCATCCCAATAATCTGTATCTAAAGCAGCGTTAATATCTTCAAGGTTTTCAGATATAATATCCATTAATTCTACTGTATAAGCTCCTACAAATTGTGAAAATATTTGACTAGCATTTGTTTTAGCTAAAGACCATTTTTGTGTAGCGTAATTATATATAATTATTCTATCACAAGTACCTGTTGTATTAGAAGTATTATTTACACTTGGGTACAACCACATAGCTAATGTATTAAAAGGATCTGTTGCTGCTACTATTCTATCAGAATATGCTTTATTTAAATCAGCATCAAAAAATCTATTAACTTTTTCTACTCCAATACCTACTACATTATCACCTTGTATTTCATAGAATCCGTCATCAGCATAAAAGAATACACGTCTATTATCTTGACATACTGTTTTTCCAAAAATAGCTCCTCTGTTTGGAGATATAACTGACAGTCTAAATACTGTTGCTCCACCAACATAGTCCATACGAACTATTTGATTTTGTCTAAATACATAACCTACTTCTCCAGAAGTTATAGCTACAATTTTACCACCTGATCCTGGAAGGTCTTGAAAGTCTGATTGTTTACCTGACCATACTGTTATGTCATTAATACCAGACCATTGAATTCTGTTTGTTGCTCCACTAATATTACCTGTAACTAAGAAATCCCTAATAACTCCAGAGACTCTAAACAAAGGACAAGTTCCTGCAGTTTGAATTGATGTAAGATCAGCAAAATTAGTTGATGTTCCCATTAAATAATATTGAGCTGCATCTACTCCATTACTTGCAATTACGTATTCACCAAACTGTGTAAATGTCCAATAGTCATCATCATCTCCTGTTAAACTTCCTTTACGAGAAGTAAAAGATCCTGATGCTAATTGATATATATCTGTTTTAGTTGCTACAAAATTAAATACAGCATTAGAGTTATCTCTAAATGAACCTGAACCATGTGCATCTTTACCAGTTGTTGATTCACCAGAATACGAAACTAATGATGGAAATCTTTTATAAGATCCTAAAGCATGGTAAACATTAGTTGCTACGTTAGCCCCTTTCATACCATGTGCTGGTTGATCAGGCATCCATTCTCCAAAAGGTATTTGCATTATCTAGCCCTATAAAATGATAAGTCGGTTTGTATATCTGTTCTTTGTTGAACAGGAGCTCCACCATATGAATCTTGTTTGTCGTTATTTTCGCATCTTTCTAATGCAGATATATACATTTGTAACCATTGTTGTACTTGGTTAGGATCTATACCACCTAAGAAGTTTGCTGCATGGTATAAAGAACCATACAAATATATTCCAGGATGATTAGTTAATATGTAATTAGATGTAGATGTATCGCTTAATGCTGGAAATCTTTTATAATATGATAAGTAACCAGTATAAGCTGAGTCTGGTGCAGGGCCAAATCTTAAAGATTCTGCTGCGTTATCACTTTCAATTGTATAAACTCTAGGTCTAGCAGTTGTAGATCCTGCTTTAATTTCAAACATATTATGAGGTGTAATATATTCTAATGCATACTTAGTACCAGCAGATAGTATATAAAATGATCTTACTCCAATAAAACCAGTAGGAACTGTTTCAGTTTCTGAGTCTATTGTAATAGCATCAATTTGTTCCATTTGTCTTATTCTTAACTTAGCATTAAAATCAGCTTCAGCTAATCCAATAAAATCGTCAATTTGATTTGTTAAATCAGATCTATTAAGCCAATCTGCTATAGATGCTTTTAGTCCTGAATATGTTGTTAATGCCATTATAAATTTCCTTCAGCTGTTCTGAAATATCTAAACTCATTACTATTAAGTTTAGTTTTCATTATTTTTCTTTGAATATCTTTAGGTAATTGAAACCAGTTGTTAGTTCCGTTATATTCTTTAGCCCATATTGAAAGTATTAAAGGTGGAATACTTGCCACTCTTTTCATTTCTTTAGCACCAGATATATAACCAGAGTCATGATTATAAAGAGCTTTATTTCTTTTTAACAAAGGATTTACATCTTGAGAGTTATTAATAGTTAATTGACCATTAGACTCTTGAATGTATTTAGTCTTTACTCCAGCATCATATTCAACTGATCTTATTCTACCCATACTATTCTGATAGTTCTGTTACGTATAAATTTACTGATCCGATTACAGCTACTTTTTCTCCAGCTGATACTTTAAAACATTCAGAAGTTTTAGCTTCTAAAAAAATTTTAGATGTAGTTGCTGTAGGATTAACTCCAAATTCTATATGACAATCAGCATCAGGTATTACTCTAATATATTCTATATTATCATTAAATGCAGATGATTGTGCAGAAGAACCAGAAGATGTAACTTTTTCTGTAGTTAAAGGTCTCATTGCGTAGTTCATGTTTTGTTCCTTATTGTTTGGGGATGTTGCCACCCCCATAATTAATTATCTTCTTATAACGAAAGTAAGTTCCATTTTAGAAGTATTAGTTGAACCACCATCTGTGATTGCTTCTATTACTGATCCTTCATTTACTTCGTTTAAACCTGAAGGTTCTGTAGTATATTGTTTTCCAGCAGAACCAGAAGCTACATGACTAATAGCTCCAGTTGTACAAGCTACACCATCTATTTCAAAAGTAATCTCTGCTGTTCCTGTAGTAGTTGCTTTATTATGTGCAAAAATTTTAATAATTCTTCCTGCGTCTGGCACAACAACAAAAGTTGAAGATGCTGATGATACGTCAGGTATTGCTGATGTTATAAAGTAATCGTTTAATGTTCTCATTGTATTATCCTATTGTTCCGATCATAACCTATCTCTGATCTTCAATTGTTTAATTAAGTACTAGGGGAGTAGTATTAAGGTTACTCCCCTAAATACGTGTCTTATTATGATGTAGTTAAGTCAGCAACTAAACCTGAAGCTGCTTCGTTTCTAGATTCAAGAGTTGCTTCTACAAGAAGTTGTCTTTTCTCTGAGTCACCAGTTTTTGCTAGTTCATGCATAGAGAAGTCTCTTAAGAACGCTATTCCCCAATATTCCATATCAAGTACATAAGCGTCTCTATCTCTAGAGAATCTATTAGGTACTACTTGAAGTTGACCAAAGTCAGATGCGTACACGTCTACTGAAGTGTATAAAGTTGCGTCTGCACCAGCGTCAAATCTAGTAGAATTACCAGTAAATCCTGATAATTTTTGCTTGTTGAAAGGCCCACACATAATCATAGATGGGTCTCCACCAGCATTCCATACTGACTTGATAACATTTTTTAGAGATGCTTCAGTGAAAGCTCTTTGAGTTCCATCAGTTCTAGCAGTGTTTCCAAGACCAGTTCCTGTAGTACCATCAGATGCTTTGTCATCATTACTGATAACCCAAGATCCAAGAGTTCCCATTTTTCTTGCAGTTGTTGCATTTCCTGCTACTTCAGCAATGTTGCCAGTAATAGTAGCTTCCATGTCTCTTTTTAGTTCTTTAGCTTTTTTAGCTATTTGGTAAGCGATCTCAGATGCTCTACCAGCTTTATCTACAGACTCTTGAGTTCCAGTAATAACTACAGTTTTATCCATAATTTGAGAACTATTAGAAAGTCTTACAGTTGCTACTGATGCATCTAAAGTTGCTTCATCGCCTTCGATAACAGCATTACTTGATGATGCTGCTGCAAGTGCGTCTGTTTGCCATTCGTGAACTACTGCAGTTGCTTGTGTTTTAGCAGCAGAACTTAAAAATGGTGTATCTGTTGGTGAGATTGAGTAGATAACGTCTGAAAGATCTTCTCTTTCACCTACTGAATCGTACGTGTCAAACGTATTAGTTGGTTGTGCCATTGTTTATTTCCTTTGTTGAGATTTAAGATTAATCATATCAGCTATGGCAGATTGGGCATCTTTAATGTGACCAGTCTTTCTTAGCGTATTGATTTTATTTCTTACTTGCTCTCTACCTGAACTAACATCCGACTTAGCAACACCAGCTTTTAAAACCTTAGGAGCATTTGCTACCTTCTTAGAAGCTATAGGTCTTTTATCTGTTCTAGATTTAAAACTCATAGCGTCTTTTGCAACCATTAAAAATCTATGGTCTGCAAGGCTTCCTATTTCTTGATCATTAAAACCATAGTCTCGTAATGTATTACGCATACTAAGTTTAAAATTATCAGCTTTACTAGGATCGCTAAACTCTGGTATTTTTGTTGCAGCTAATTCTTTTTGTGTTTCAAGATAAGACTCATATTGTTGAGCTTGGATTTCTCTTGCTTTAGCTTTTAAAGATTCTATTCTGCTATTTTCTTGTCTTAATTCAAAGTCAAGTCTTGAAGCTTCTGTAGGATCTTCTTGATAAAGTTTAGCAAGGTCTTGTCCACCTTGTTTATTTTTCACAAATTGATCAGCTGTCGAAATTAAATCGTTTAGTTCTGATAAACGAGTTTCGTAATTTTGACGCAAACTATTCTTTTGAGTTTCAAGATCTCTCTTTTCCATCCCTAAAGTATGAGTTTTTTGTCTATAATCCGAGTCTCTAGAATATCCTGCTTTCAGTTCATCGAGGCTCACCTCTAACTCTTGACCACTTACTTTAACACGGTGGAGTTCAGGTGTCTCTAATTCTGTTGTAGTTTCTTCTTCAGTCTCAGTATTCTCAGCTGTCTGTTCTACTGGAGTTTCATTCGACTCTGATTGACTCTCTTGAACTTCCTGTGTCTCAGGAATTGACTCTGAAGGTTCTGCTTTAGTTTCTGGTACTTGATTGTCCTGTTGAGGATTCAGTAAACCTGAAATTTTTTCTGCTGCACCTTGTATTGGATCTGCCATTATATCGTTCCTTTCATGGGTTGACGAAATTGAAGTTTCGTTAGATTAACTTCGTTTGTTTAATTGCTCTATATCGGCTTGAGCTAGCCTTCCACTTGACATAACACTTAGTAAATGTCCTTTGATTTTATCCACCATATTAAAGGCTACCCAAAGGTTTCTACGAGTATCATCGTCTGCGAAACTTGTATTAAAGATCTCTAGTCTGTAAATTTCAGAAAGATCTTCAAATGCTTTCTTTAGAAGGGGATCGTCCAGCAGCTGCTGAGCTCTCTTGCCCTCCCTGATTAGTATTTCTTTGTCCATTATTAAAGAATTGTTGTTGTCCTTGTATCATTTGTTTCATTAGATCACCTGATTTTTGTAAATCAGTTTGTTCTAACATAGATCTTCGTTTCAATTCTAGTTCATCAATTTTGGTATTGTATTTCAATTCCATTTCTTTGATGGCTAGTTCATAGTATAGCAGTGCTTGTCTCATTTAACCATCTAAACCTTTTGCTTCCGTCGCAGCTTTTAATTGTGCACGTTGGTTTTCACCTTGTACTTGGGCTAACGTCACCTTCTCAAATTCAGTAGGTG